AACATAATCAACTCCATCGAGAATGCCCTACAGGAGGCCACTCTCTGGGGGAATGATTATGTGGATTCGTTGTGGCAGAAGATTGTAACTCTGACAGATGAGTCTAACCGATCAATGATCGTCAATATTGACATCACTGAGGTAAAGCGCCGTGTAGTTGGCGTTTTCCAGCGTGTTGGTCCCAAAAAGCAGAGATTTATATTCTTCAACTCAAAGGATCCAGTCGATTCGTGGTTGTCCAACTTTCATCCGTGTCAGATTGCGCATGATGGGAAGGTTTTTCCGACCCTGGAGCATGCATATGTCTACGAAAAGCGAAAGTATTTTGGACGCGAAACAGAATCAGTGTTCAGTACGTTGACGCCTGGAGTGGTGAAATCACGCTCCAAGAATCTCATCTCCGCCGGCTGGGACGCGCGGAGAGTACCGGTGATGAAGGTTTTGGTCTTCAAAAAGTTTGATCAGAACCCGGACCTGAAAGCGAAGTTGCTCGCAACCGGGAGTGCCTGGTTGGTGGAAGCGACGCCCGACAAGTACTGGGGGGCTGGTGCATACACCGAGGCTCTTCAGGCTGCGCGAGGACAGTATCTTGGCCGCAACATGCTGGGTCAAATTCTGCTCGCTCAACGCTCGTCGTATCTTACTGAGTAAAGATCTGTCCCCCCTTTTGGGGGATCCGCTGTGCTTTTATACAGCGATCAGTCTATTGAGTTTTTAAACGTCTTTAAACTAATTACAATTTGTGCATTTTATTTGTTTTGTTTTATACCTAACTTTTCTTTGTTCAAATCCAATCATGGCTTCACAGCTTGCCGACTCTATCGAATTGGGAGAGGTTGTTGTACCTCTTATCACTGCGAAACCCTCAGGGGTTGTTGCCGTCAGTCAGCTACAGGCCACATCAGAAAGGTCCATCGATGACATTCTGAAGCAAGAAACATTGGTGTCGTCGTTTACGATTACATCCGATGTCGAGGTGGGTGCCCGCTTGGACGCGTTTACCGTTAGTCCAAATCGGTTCCACCCTCCGGGAGCTTCTTCTAGAATTTCATTCATGGCCGCGCTCTTCCAGTTTTGGAGGGGCACAATAATGTTGCGTCTCGTCTTCACGAAAACCATCCTCCAGCAAATGAAGATTGCTGTCCTGTTTGTACCAGGAGCGAAGATCGATGACCCGACACCGACAAAGATCGAGATAATGCAGTATTCGCACAAACTAATCATTAATCCATCAAACGAGATGGAAGTGATGTTTGAGATACCGTTTATCTCCGATCGGCCGTTTCTGCGGATGAGCGAGAACACTGGGGTTTTGTACTTTATTCTGTTTCAGCCGTTTACGGCATCTGTTGATCCC